CATGTTATTTCGAGTAAAGTATTTTAGGTTTTCAAAAATGGACAAAAAAAATGTCCAAAATTGAGTTTCCCAAAATACTTTCCCCAAAATAACATGTTTCATTCTACATGTGTAGGGATTTTTTTAGGCACGATTTTTTCAAAATTCCTACACGGTTGTAGGGAAATGTCCCATTTTTATAGACCCACATTTATACATTATTTACATACTTAAAGGCACAACCTTTTCAGGTTTTCGCAACAAATCGCTCCAACTCATTTATGTCTATGTGCGGCAAATTTACATGCGACTCCCAAAAATATTTACAATAGGCCCAGACAAAGGTACAATCCGAGCTATACCAATTACTATGGTTTTTCATCAAACTTTCATACAAACTCTCTGGTAGAAATCGCAAACTGTGTTTGGGTAACACATAACACAATTGAACCAATTCATTTACCGGATTTGGCTTCACAATGTCAACAAATGTTGTGTCAAAATATGGAATATAATGGATTAAATCGCGCAATAATGGCGGATAATTATAATTATAACGCCACCTCCAGTCAGAACATCCAGTCGTATAGTACTTCATAGTCCATTCAAGACCCTCCAGATAATTAGTACAAATTTGCTTCTTTCTTGTTTCATCAATATCAACATCGAACAAAGTCTTATAATATCTTACCTGCCAATTTGGATTGAACGGATTTACATATTTCTCGAGGGCTCGCTCATACATTGGAATAGCGTCAAATTGTTTTAACTTCTCGTCCGGCGTCTTGTCCGGCATCCGAATTTTTTCCTTTCTGTCTCTACTTTTCATCTCGGTTTTAATAAACTCTTCCTCATTGTCAGCCAAAAATTGCACCAGCTTTCTAACGTTTTTCCAGAAAATAGTCTTCCCGTCTGTCAAGTTTTCATTTGTTCCGCCAATTGTAGCCTTATAAGCCTGTAACATTTTATCCACACCACCGGTTCTTATATTTAGCGACGGGAAGTGCGGCAAAAAATCGTTTCCAAGAAAGAAACACAAAAAGATATAATCATATATCCTGTTCTTCTGTTGTGCAGTCGTCAATTCTTCGCCATTATTCATGTCAAGTGTGATAATTTTCGCGAGTTCGGGAATATCTATGACATACGACTCGTTCGGTTCTAGTTCTGAATTAATTGACTGAATAAAGTGAGGTGTTTCTCTGAATAGATAGATATTGTTTGAGATCGGGAGGTGATTTATAGAAAGCATAATAAGATCAGCATCTAGCCCATAAATTACGGTATTTGCGTCCTTATGGTCATCAGAAAAATCTCGAATGTGTTGGAATAATTTATGCTCTCCTTCGCCGCTATGATCGCTGCCAGATACAATAATCTTTGACACGGTGTATTTTAATGGATCCTTATAAGTAGCATACATCTTTTCATTTAATCGTTTCATGAATAACGTTCCTGGTGTGATGGCTGTAGTATTCCACGGATCGGGGTCAACACTCTTATAAATGGAACGCGAAATGTTGTTTTGATATAGCGATTTGTAACGCCTCGAACGCTGCTGTTCAAGTTTTGCTACAGGCGCAACACCATCAAACGCAATATAAATCGTGTTATTCGGCTTTAATTGGTGGATATACTCGTCGATTTTTGAACACAACGCCTTTATAATAGTATCTATATCAGATTCAACTAGCTTCGAAAAGTCTATATTACGAATAACGTCATAAATAATAGAATTACAATCCATATACAGATTATCTATCTTCATTGTGTGAGCACTTAATTTTTTTATAATATTCGCATGATTTTTTACAATATACGAAAAATAACTTGGGATTCCCATTTAAATAATATGGCATGATGTGTTTAATAGGTTACTCTATATTATTTGCTGACTGTATACTGTTGACAATTATTTTTTGAACGATACAAACAATTATTGATAACGCACGAACGACCGACCGACCGAACAAACGTAAATAATAGGTTGTTATCGGTTATTATTTATATTGTATTAATATATGACTGAAAAGTTTAAACCGGCAAAGTGTGAAAATATCAATGATATACACATTTTGATTGATAAAAAGGTAACGTTTTTCGACGACATTATACAAAAAACGATAATTCACGTCCAAAAAAATAAGATACTAGATATTTTAGGAATAGGGGAAGTAAATACGTGTATTGAAAGATTGGGAGAACTGAGTAAAAAAATAAGAGAGATACACGATGACAACTCGTCTACTGATGTTACGATAAACAAGCTACAGATTATTAACAATGAGTTATCATGCTTGCTTAAGGTTTACGGGACAGAAAGTTTTGATGATTTGCTCTTGGTATGTTTTGGAAATAACAATAATAAAATAGTATCAGACGAGAATGAAGCGTGTAAACTAGAACTTCTTAAAAAATACTTTCATCCTACCAGTTATAAAGTTGCCACTAAAAAGGACGACTTAAAACAAAAGGGAACTGACGAAGATGCGATTGAAGGTATAAATCTTGAGTGTTCTGATGTAACCGCATCATATAAACAATTCCATATGAAGGTTTACGGTATAAAAGTATTTGTCCGCAACGCAGCATTGAAAAAGGGTCTATATATATTTGGCATTATAGATGACATATTGATTGGATTTTTAAATAATAAGTATATCAGTAATATTCATACAAGCATCTGTTCTACTCTACATGAAAGCGGATTTCAACAGGAATCCTTTGAAAAATTTATGTCGTCCTTTTTGTTGAAAGATTTTCTGATTTATGACAATAAACATAGTATTTATAGCAGATATGCCGGATTTATGTCTCAAAATACGGCCTTGATTAAAAAACAGGTGTCGCAGTTAGTGCGCGAGTTTGTAACTGATGATCTCTATAACAAGCGAAACACATTAATCAATTTGTTAATATACTCAACGAATTATGAAAATCAGTATCTCGCCTATTTGTTATATGATATTCTCTCTAACGACGCAAACGGGAATGTCGATACTCAGGAACAGATCATATTATTTGATAGTCTTCCTTGGGCAATAAAGCAACATTTCAAACAAGCAATGAAAAAGACCATACAATATACAAATGAACTCTCAAATTTTGATGTGAATAAAATACCATTGGAGCAGCAGATATGTCTATTAAAAACATCGGATTCTGTCAAGGAGAAGGCAATGATGAAATTAAAGGAGGTCAAGGCAAAGTCAGAAGACTCCGGGTCAAAGGCGCGACATTATCTCGACGCATTATTGAAGATTCCGTTTAGCACATATAAGAGAGAACCAATATTGGACCAGATGAACAAAATAAAAACACAGTTCCAAGAACTAATATCAAATAAAGAATTACACTCATTTTTCAATAATTTACCACCCAAGGAGAAGTATACAAGTATTGAAATTCAACAGGCTATTAAACTCCTTCAAGCCGGTAACAAGTCAACCAATAAAGATGAACAAATCGAAAAACTATGTGCGCAGATGATTAGCGGGGATAAAAAGAAGCTAGTTGTCAACGTAACCAAATTACATCAGATTATGCGAAAATATAAACAAAAGTGTATAAAAATTTCGTCCTTAACCAAGGATAGCATTATTTTACATATACAGGAGATTTTACAAAAATACAAGACTGACTCAAGTGAAATGGCGAAGAATATTATACAGGAGTTGTATGCCGAGATGACCGGCGGACCACAAAATATACCCGAAAAGATCGAGATTAAAAAGGGCGCGCAAATTATTAGTAACCATATGGGCGAGATTACAAAATATATGGGTGAGGTGAAAAATACACTCGATAAGGCAGTCCACGGGCACGATAAGGCGAAAAAACAAATAGAGCGAATAATTGGGCAATGGCTGAACGGGACACAAGACGGCTACTGTTTCGGCTTCGAAGGTCCGCCCGGTGTCGGCAAAACGTCGCTGGCTAAACGCGGCCTATCTGACTGCTTAAAAGATGACAATGGTGAGAGTCGTCCGTTCGCAATGATACAGATGGGCGGCGACAGTAATGGTAGCACACTTCACGGACATAATTATACATATGTGGGGTCTACGTGGGGATCCATTGTCCAGATTCTAATTGATAAAAAATGTATGAACCCAATTATATTTATTGATGAGGTTGATAAAATTAGTAAGACGGAACACGGTAAGGAGATTGTAGGCATATTAACACATTTACTAGACCCGGCCCAAAATGACTGCTTTCAAGACAAGTATTTTTCGGGTATTGATTTAGATCTGTCAAAGGCGCTGTTTATTTTATCCTACAACGATGTAGACTCGATTGATAAGATTCTATTAGACCGCGTTCACAGAATCAAATTTAGTAGTCTTACTGTGGAAGAAAAATTGGTTATTTGTAAAACACATATTCTTCCGGAGGTTTTCGCAAAGATGGGTCTAGAGGGGATGATTGAGTTTAGTGACGAGGTTTTAAAGTTTATGATCGAAGAATATACATTAGAGTCGGGCGTTAGAAAATTAAAAGAGGTGATATTTGAGGTTGTCGGCGAAATTAACTTGGAAATATTAAAGAATATCTGTCTGGAGACTGCGGTGCCAATTAAAGTGACAGTTGAGGAGATTAAAACAAAATATTTCAAGGACAAGAGAGAAGTAACCATAAGAAAAGTCCCAGAAACAAGCCTAGTAGGCTTTGCGAACGGAATGTATGCTACTGCGTTAGGAAATGGGGGAACCCTACCAATACACGCAAAGTTTTTCCCATCTGAGAGCTTTTTGGAACTCAAGCTGACCGGGTTACAACAGGAGGTAATGCGAGAAAGTATGCATATATCGCTGACGGTTGCGTGGAATCTCACTTCTGAAGAGAGGAAAAAGGAGATACGACAATTATACGATGGCAAAAACAATAAATACGGCATTAATATTCACCCCGGAGACGGGTCTGTTCAAAAAGACGGACCTAGTGCCGGCGGAATCATAACGATTGTGTTGTATAGTTTATTGAATGATATCCCTATAAAATCTAGAATGGCAATGACGGGTGAAATACAAATGTCGGGCGATATTACGGCAATTGGCGGGCTAAATCATAAGATTTTAGGGTCTATCAAGGCGGGTGTGAGGGAGTTTCTTTACCCCAAGGAAAATAAGAGAGAATTCGACGAGTTTTATGAAAAATACAAGAAGGATGAGGCATTAAACGGCATTAAATTTTACGAAGTAAGTCACATAAGCGAAGCGCTCAACCTGATTTTAGACAAGAAGGCCTAATAATGTGTGGATTAAATGTATAATAAAAAATTATATTATAAATTATTATTATATGAACGCTCCAAATTCAACAATGAAAATGGGTACTCCATTACAAATATTTCAACCTATGAATCTTATAGTATGGATAACATTTTTTAGTCCGATAATTCTTGCTACGAGTATAACAAGTTTGTCATTTATATTCCAAAACTTCAAAGGACTTATTTATTTAGGGTTTTTGTTGGCATGCACCGTAATAAGAAATTATGCTTATTGGTATGGAGGCGGAGAACCGGCAGGAAATGATGGAACTATATGTACGTCTATTCAATACAGCAAATACGGAAACCCGACATTCAGCGCATTTGTATTTGCTTTTACAATAATGTATTTATCATTGCCGATGTTTAGTAATGGGGCACCGAATTTCTGGATATTTATCTCATTGATTGTATATTTCTTTATCGACGTATTTATCAAGATTTATAAGAAGTGTGTTGTTAGCACGAAGGATTTGTTCTTGAACGTGCTATTCGGTTTGGCGTCTGCCGGGTTAATTGTTACAATGATGTATGCTGGCGGTTCGGGTAAACATTTGTTCTTTAATGAGGTTTCAAGTAACAAAGATATTTGCTATCAACCCAAAGAGCAGACGTTCAAATGTCAGGTTTATAAAGACGGCACACTAGTTGGTAGTATTTAATACGAAACAATGTATTTTATTACGTATAGTCATAACAAATATACTTTATTATTTAAGCATATTTGTCTCCAATAGTCACAATTATTTCTTTGACTTTTTTGATTTCTTCGACTTCTTTGACGGTTCAACGACGACTGTTTCTTCTACTGCGATTGGTTCTTCTTCTACTGCGATTTGTTCTTCTTCTTTTTCAACAATTGGTTCTTCTTCTTTTTCAATAATAGGTTCTTCTTCTACAGCAATAATTTGTTCTTCTTCTTTTTCAATAATCGGCTCTTCTTCTACAACAATAATCGGCTCTTCTTCTTTTTCGATAATTGGTTCTTCTATTATTGGTTCATCTTTTTCTATAATCGGCTCTACAATAACAACTCGTTCTTCTTCTTTTTCAATAATTGGTTCTTCTACTATAATCTGTTCTTCTACTATAATCTGTTCTTCTACAACAATTTCAAGTTGAATATTTTCTATAACCGCCTGTTGAGCTGGTTCTGGTGGTGGGAGTCGCCGTGGTATTGGCACTCTAGTTAAAAATGCGTTTATACTGCCAACAAACCATTTTTTAAAATCAGCAATAACTAATTGTCGTTGGAAAGATTCAGCGATAAGCCTCATATTGCCCTTTGTTTGATATTTACCAATGAAATTATTAACAACGTTAATAAGATTTGTTCTCGCATATGTATCTATGTTACCATAATTAAAAAGTTGCTTTCGTTTTTTTGAGTTCACTCGATTATGAAACAAGTAAAATGTGTCTTTAAATTGTCTTTTTGTTTTCATATCAGACATTTTTATCTTTGCTAAAAAAATGCTGGCATCGCTTGAACACTCAGGGCACGGTAAAAATCGACATATTCTCACAATCATATAAAATAATTGCGATGCTACTTGTGGATATATACGTTCATCTATCTTAGCTATTAACGTGTGGAATAGTGTCCATACAGCAGGCCCCCAAACTTCAGGTGGTGACATTATATCTAATATATCTAATATATAAAAAATATAAAGATAGAACACAAATATTATTATACAATGAACAAATATAATATAGAGGGGAATATTAGTTTTTATGACGAATTATATAAATCATTGGATGATGAGGTTGCGGAAGACGCCGAAAATGACGATATGTGTCTAATTACCAACTTACCGCTTACCGACACGCATTTTAAAATGCAATGCGGACACAAGTTTAATTATATGCCATTGTTTATGGATATCAAAAATCACAAACAGAAATTTAATGTGATGGAGGGATCGGGTGGTAAATTAGGACAGCATCAAATAAGATGCCCGTATTGTAGAACTAAGCACGCTGGAACATTGCCCTATTATGAAGAACTCGGATTACCTAAAATTAACGGGGTAAATTATTTTGATCCTAACATTGTTTATAGTAAATCACACGATTCACATTATAACGTACAGAAGTGCGAGTTTTTAATACCAAATCCCGGTTTTGATCCTACAGGAGATGAACTAGATCCGAGTGGAAATGATATGTTTGAAGCAAACTGTAAGTTCTTTAAATGCGCAAAATACGGCACTCAGCTCAACTGTTATGGAGATGAAAAATATTATTGTTACAACCACAAGAAATTAGCGATTAAAATATATAAGAAAGATGCCTCTAATAAAGTGAAGGAGCATAATAAACAGGAAAAGTTGCAGAAAAAAGAAGAACTACAGAAGCAGCGTGAAGAAACTAAACAAAATGAGAAGTTGGCGAAGCAAAAGGCCAAGGATGAAGCGAAGCAAAAGGCAAAAGAAGAAGCAAAGCAACTAAAGAAAAAAAAATCGCAACAAGAAAACGTTGTATTACAACCACTTATTATCGACTTGACTCTGCCCGATATAGAGGGGTGCGTGGAAATTTTAAGAACAGGTCAAAAGAAAGGACAGCAATGTAACTGTAAGATAGAAAAAGATCAATTATGTAAACGTCACTACAATTTAAAACATCACAAGGTTCCAATTGGAAACAATGGAAACAATGAAAATAAACAAGTATAACGATATAAATATAAAATATTAGATAATCTATTATGGAGACTAAAGAGCAACTTGTGAATAATATAAAGGAATGGATCAAAATTGATACCGAAATTGCCGAATTAAAAGCGCAGATCCGGGATAAAAATAATAAGAAAAAGGGGCTAACTGAAAATCTAGTAACCGTTATGAAGAACAATAAAATCGATTGTTTCGATATTAATGGCGGTGCTTTGGTATATAAAACAAATAAGGTAAAAAAACCCATAAACGGTAAGTCACTTTTACTCGCGCTACAGTCATATTATAAAACAGATCCAAACGTGGCAGAAGACCTTACAAAATATATTATGGATAATCGACAAGAACAAGTCAAGGAGACAATTAAGCGCAAGGTTGATAAATAATAAATAAAATTAGTAAAATAAGTTAAACATATAATTATAGTTATACTTATTATGGAAAATGATACATACACACCACCCGAACCAATTACGTATAATTATAAGGCCAATTTTCGCTCTATAGACGATTGCGAGGGAGTTGATTTAGATAATCCATATGACACAATCTACATATGCGCATATAATGTAAATATTGAAGGAAAGGCGCCATTTTTAAGATATCTTTTAACAGACCAAATCGGCTACGATGAAAAAATAGAGTTCCCTATGGTACCAATGTTATCGACAATAAAAGATATGAACACGTGTGTTGCTCACGCGTATTTATGTTTAGTCGGATTATTAATGGCAAATGGAGACGATAAAAATATGGACAAAATTACATTCAGTGGTTATTACACCTTTAACGGAAGTATTTATTTATTTTATGATATTACAAAATGCGACATTCAGATTTGCGACATATATCGTAGTAACACATCATGGCTGGCGTTAATAGACGAAATCGTAAACCATAAGCATTTGTGTAATATTCCAATTGACGACTCCGTTGTAGATCTGTTTTTAGCTAATGAAGAATTATGCTTTTTACTAGACAAAAATAACAAAAAGTTTGAAATCCCTATATCCGGCTTTGTGCCTAAACACGAAAATAGATTGTCCTTTACATTTACATTTGGCGAGCCTGCAGGCGATAAAAATAACATATTCGGACCATTCAACTATTTTTCCGATTTTTTCACATCGTTTTCAAAAAGTAATGTGACTGAACCGTTTATGTTGTCAAAAAATAACAACATCGGCGCTGATTATCTTGCCAAGCCAGGTCTAGTTAGGTTTGCTATATTTTTAGGGGCAACTAAGGTGATAGAAAAATGCCACATCGACGAGTCTGAAACAAAAAAACAGCGATTGGAGGACGACACATTGGACACAAAATTAGAACAATTAACAATGATGATATCTGATCACGATGGGAAATGGGCTCAAAATTACGATAGTATCTACTTGGGTCCAATAGAGCTCGATGATGGGACGTATTTCTACTCAAATCTATTAGCAATTAAAGATTATAACCAGCAAGTCCCAATAAGTTATCATTATGTCGATAAAAACCTATTAACAGGCAAGGCAAAGCATTTTAGAATAGTATAAGGGGGTGAAATAAGAATGGAATAGGAATATAATAATATTAATTAATGTTATAGGAATGGACTCCATAACATTAATAGGTTTGTCAATTGTGTTACTATATAGTTTAACACAAATATTAAATTTTTACGGCATAGATCAGTCGGCGTATGGTGCTTACGTGTTGTTTTACATTTTTATCATAATATCTATACTCGTTTTGCCAAATACAGAACCCAAATCATAAATTAAACCATCATTAACCCGAGTGTTTCTTCGTCGTTGTCTACGTTTATTTGTATTGATAATGTGTTCAAGTTTTCTATAATTGTTTTTATCTTACTAACCTCGATTTTGTCCTTCAAGTTATCAACAACCTCGGTTTCCATCGGTTCGCGATTATTTAAACTTTTGAATAGATTGATAAAATCAGAAACCATTTTATTTTGATCGGCATTTAACCTTTTAATTTTGTTTTGTTTCGATATTTTATTTTTAACCGCTTCGCTGGCCTGTTTTGCGCGATTCTCCTCGTTGAACCACGGGTTTCTGTGATCGTTCGTTGGGATCAAAATGTCGCAAATTTCGGGCTTGACAATTTTTTCAAACGTAGAATGTTTATTAAAGTTGACTTTGAATTCGCCAACAATCTTTTCTGGAATATTTGGACTCGTTTCCATCAATCTATCGTATTCCTCCTTACTCATCTTTATCATCTGTCTCACCTCCATTCTCTCCATAGGATGCTTGGCAAGTTCAATCTTTATGTTTCGGTAAAATTTATCCCATGCTATACTACTAACACGGTGCGCTTCGTTTAATTGCGTAATTTTAAGAAATTGTTGGATTGTAGTTATAATACCAGCAGCAATGCTAAATGAACCAACTACCATCGCAAAATAGTTTTGATATGCGACTGGAACGCGCTCCTGCGCAAAGTTTGCTGTTCCGGTTATTGTAGAAATAATAATTACTGGGATTGTATACCACGCGTTTAAACGCGCATATAGATTATATGACTTTGAATGTAACCATCTGTAACACATGGCCTTATCTGCCCATTCAATTAAAATACCTTCGTGTTCTGGCGTCCATTCGACAGTAACCGCCTTGGTGGGCTCATCGGCCACAAAATCGTTCTCACTTAAATCGTCGGACATTCACTTGAGTATATATATAATTTAATATAAAATAATAATATTAAATTATATTATCAACGGAATTATGGAAAATAAACTTACAATGTTAAAGAGTGAATTTAACGGTATTATTGCTATTAAAACGAATGTTCAAAACGTGTTTGATGTTTTACAAGTTCGAATTAACAAATTGAAATTATTTTACGCAGAGTTTATCAAAAATAGTAAAAACCAAATGTTCGTGTTTGGGTTGGACTCATTTCAGTTTCAAAGTAAGTTGATTGATATCGAGTTTGATGATATGAAAAGATTGTTTGGCGCAATTATGAATCGAATGTATTGTGAGTATTATAAGCTGAATAAAATAATAATAGATTATATTTTAAAAAGCATAGATGATAAGAAGTATACAGATGGTATTAAACCAAACGAATATCCTATATACAAGGATTTAGAACCGTTTAAAGGTTACGATTTCGATATTACGTTAGATATTCATCAAAACATTTTAAATTTGGTAGGAATATTAATGGCTGTGCTAAGCAGTAAGGAAACTGAATTAGCTGTTCACATGTCAAAACAAAACATCGGGTTAAACATT